CTGTATCGTGTTTGGCCACTTATGCGACAAATCTTACGCTTGTCTGTGCTGAATGGGCCGTTACGCCAGTAGTGCATTATAAGCAGTAAATACGTGCCATGCTCCACTGTCGTTAGGTGCTGGGTGTCGGCTAAATAATCACCGACCCACAGCGGCATATATGCCGTTGAGTTTCTTGCCATTGGCTGCTCCGTTGGGTTCTATAATGACGTTTTGTCATCGACTCGACCATACAAGGAAGCCAACATCTGTAAAGTGCCTTTATGTTCTTTCTCTATTTCCTCAACCTTTTCAAGCGCTTGACCTATGGGTGACGCGGCTTTTCCAGTTTCATCTTTACACAAACTGCTAAGTAAATCGGTTCGATCCACCCCATATTGCAGCGCTAAACTTGCCAGAACGCCTAAGTCATACAATACATCATCAAGGCCACTGCCAACACGCGCCCGGTCTGTAAAAAACAACTCCTGTAAATCGCCAGACTTATCATCAAACCCTGCGGTACATAAAAACCGCTGCGTTGGTGTGTCGATTCTAAAGCTTTCTGCTCTGCGGCGGGCGGGTAGTTTTTTACGCATTTTTTATTTCCTCAAATATTAAAGTGGCTTTTGGTGTTTCGCTGTATTGTTTTATTGATACCAACGCGACCACTTGGCTATCGTCGCGGACTACAATTTCGTTTGCGGCATCAAGCACTGCTTTTATGTAATTATCGATGTCTGGGCGGCTTATTGGTAAAAGCTTTCCAGCCAAGGCATCAGCTTTCTTTTTCTTTGGCCATGATTTTGGGATTGGTAAATCAAAAGAGCATTTTAACTGTATTGGGCCAGCTAAGGGCGGGCGGCCATTCATAGCTATTTTAGCATACTTCTTAACCACCATTTCATAGTTTACAGTTTTGGCTGGCGTGTAGGTGCGTACAAACCCACCGCTACCGCTAACGGTGCGCGGACGGGCCTTTGGCACTGGTGCGCAAGGTATCTCAAAATGAACCTTAATGCCGAAAGAATTATATAAACTTGACAAATTGTAATTATTCATGATTATTTGTCATTACCTACAAAAAAGAAATCTGACGGAGATATAGAAACTTGTTCTGCCTGTGCCACCGCCAATATTTGTTGAATACGGTTCGATGGAATAACGTTCCTTCGTTTCCATTGCGCGACTGTGGACTCGCTCACTTCGAGCAGGCACGCCAAATGTTTTTGCGACTTAAAGAGCTTCAAGACTTCATAAACTTTCATTTATATTATTATCTCCTTGGTACTAAAGGTGCCGTTCTACTTATGGCTATTGGGTTTTTTGGCGTCCCCGTTACACGGTGGTGTTGCCCATGCCGGGCAGGCCCGTGATTGATAAAAAGCAATCTAACTGAATAATTACTTTTTGTCATTAACAACTTGACTCGGAATTCATATCATGATGAAACTAGGAAATCGTCTGAAAGAGGCACGAATGGCGTGTCGTCTATCACAAGCTGATTTAGCGAATAGGCTATCTGTAAGCCAAAGTGCGGTAGCCCACTGGGAAAGGGCTAAGAACGAGCCTAACCTACACCAGCTAAAATCTTTATCTGGACTGTTGGGTGTCGATGAGCATTGGCTAGCATTTGGCAGCGCGAAAAAAGCTTCAATTGGAGTTATCGCGTTGCTGGAACAAAATATCCTTAAACCACCATTGCCCGACAATATACAAACTGTTGATTTGCCACCCTATGCTAATTCGGAAGAATTGCTTGAGGCTATTATTGTAACAGATAGTGCTAGTTACCCAGAATACCGCAAGGGTGATATTATTTATATAAGCCGCAAATCTGAAAATTTACATGCTTTATCCGAAGCTGGCGTAGAGTGTTATATTGAAACAGATGATGGCAAGCATTATTTGCGGCGTGTTGTAGCCACAAGCGATCCCACCATTTAGACTTTAGTTGGATATTTCAGTGAACCTATTGCAAACCAACGTATTCGGTTTGCGCGACCCATCTCTTGGGTTCAAAGAAATACCAGTTTGACTGTAAGTACCCCGATCACTTAGCATAAACTTGCAACAACTCGCGGGCCATTGGCTACAATAAGAGTTGCAAACATAATTAAAGTGTCTTATATGTTGTGAACTGAACCCAACATATGAGGCACACATGGCAAATCATGTAAAACAATTCCCTGCAAATAAAGATGGCTATACGCCCGCGTCCATTGAGTATGATGGACGCGAGTTATGGCTTGATATTAGGCGTGGCTTTATTGGCGGCAGCGAGGCCGCTATTCTTTTAAACAAAAGCCAGTGGGGCAGCCAGTACAGCCTGCACATGGAAAAAACGGGTGGCGCGCCTTCGGACTTCACCGATAGCACCCGCATGCAATGGGGTCGCCGCTTAGAATATTCTATCCGTGATGGCATCGCAGAAGATTTAGGTTATGACGATTCGTCATGCCTGTACGCTGAATCCACATATTTATACAAAGAGGGTGAGGCTAAGATGGGCAGCACGCCCGATGCGGTGTTTACGCATGCTAGCGATAAAGTGCTTGAAGCGCTTGGGCATGTTGAGGGGCCGGGCGTATTTGAAATCAAAAATGTTGACGGGCTTATCCATAACCAAAAGTGGACTGATGATGAACCGCCATTGCAGTACATTATACAGCTACAGCATTACATGGCTGTTATGGGTTACGAGTGGGGCGTTCTTGGCGCGCTAGTGGGCGGCAACCAGCCATATGTATACTTTTACCGTGCGCATGCTGACACACAGCTAGCCATCGAAACTTCATGCGTGTCGTTTTGGAACGATATTGCCGCTGGTAAAACACCGCCCGTGGATAACAGTACCGCCACCGAAAGCACCATTAAGCGCATGCACCCGCGTGCGGTTATTGATGAAGTAGACTTAACGGCTGACAATGAGCTTCCGTTAATTTGCGCATCATACAAAATTGCCAAAGCCGAAGAAAAGGAAATTGGCGAAAAGATACGTGGTTTGCGCAGCAAGATTATGGCCAAGGTTGGCGATGCTGCACAAGCACGTTGTGAAGGCTTTGTCCTTAAATATCCATCGCGTGATGTTGAAGCGTACATGGTCAAACCAAGAACCCAACGAACATTAACAATAAAGGAGCTAGTCAATGGCTAAGCATAACGTGCCCGAAAACGTGGCAACAGTGATTAAGGAAATTGGCCTTAGTCGAGATCAAGCAGGGTGGGATTGCCACGGCACTTTTGTCCTACTGCACAAAGCGCTTGAAAAAGTAGCGGCTAAGAAAAAAATTGTATTTGAACCACCGCAAGTAATTGCATGCGATGTTTCTAAAAAAGAAGCGGTGCTATGTGTTACTGGCCATTATGGTGATAAAACCGAATGGTCTATTGGCGAAGCCGCACCGTTTAACAACAAAAACTCTTACCCCATGGCTATGGCTGAAAAGCGTGCCAAGGATAGGGTTATACTTAAACTTGTTGGTCTGCATGGTGATGCCTACTCTGAGGATGAAGCAGATTGGCATGCAATTAAAGCCGAAAAGGATGCCAAGGCAGCCAAGCCAAATACGGCAGCCGGTGGAAGCCCTAAGCTTGATGCGGCAATACCCGCGCCAAACCTTGAGAAAGAAGTGGGGGACAAGGCAGCTAACAGTGATATTGTACAATCTGTCTTGGAAAACTTTCCCGGTGCTAAGGTTGTATCGGTTAAGCCAAACAAAGAAAGTTTATCCTCGTGGGCAACCGCCTGTAAGGGTGCGCTTGAAAGCGCCAGCACTGCGCACCATGTCGAGCAAGTTTTAGATGAAATTCAAAACGTGCGTGTAAAGTTTGCCGCCACCAACGGTGTCGATACCCTTACCCGTAAAGTTTACGATAATTGCTACATTCCCGCTTGCGCCACAGTGCAGTGCGACACTCAACCATTAGAAAAAACCCAACTTAAAGAAGTTGCATTAGGATAATTGGAGAAAATAAATGAATAGTTTTAGTTGTGATATGCGCATCGTTGCAGATGCCGAAGTACGCCAGCACAATGGCACATCGTTTGCCAGCTTTCGTGGCGCAAGCAATACTGGATTCGGTGACAATCAAAGTACCTTATGGCTGGATTGCACATTATGGGGGGCACGCGGTGAAAAGCTTGCGCCTAGCTTGGTTAAAGGCAACCAAGTCTTTGTTAGTGGTGATCTAAGTATGCGCACATGGAACAAGCCCGATGGTACGCAAGGCAGCGCGCTAAGCTTGCGCGTTAATGAACTGGCCTACGGAAAATCCAAAGGCGGTGATAGCGCGCCACAAGGTGGCCAAACTGACAATCAATCAGCGGGGGACGAAGATGATGAAATCCCATTTTAAAGTTCGTGAAGTGGCGGAAAAACTCGGTGTAAGTGAGCGCACAGTGTATGATTTG